TTACCATACTAAGTTCTGTATTGGATATTACTCTAACCCAGACGCTCTTGTTTGGGGGATGCAAGTCGGTTGTTTAATTAATCAGAAGTCTATGGCATTTGACTATGCTAAAAACTTTAAGTCACGTTTTATAGTAGGTTGTGGCATGATTATAGATGGACAACCTAAATTAATGCCAATGGTCTTAGATAAGGATGGTCGATGGAACAAAACGATTCCCTAGAGTTTTTAGATTCTTTTAAAAACCAAACAGTAGAAGACATAGAATTTATCGAAGACGATAGAGAAGCCTTGCTTAAAATCACATTTAAAAACCAAGAATCATTTGTTATTACAGGTGATAGTATAAACCTATATTTTGCTCTACCTAAGGATGCGGAGTTTCACTAATGGACGTTTCTAAAATAGCTCGTAAGATTGAGAATTGCATTATAGAAGAATGTCAAATTGTCTATGGCGAAGATACCCTAATTTTAACGCTTGCTGCGCCTAATGGTGATGTATTTACACTAGAGATTATCGTAGACAGTATATACCTTGAAGAAGACTAATATAACGCTCATAGACGGCACAGAAACGGATAATTGTAGCAAGGAATACCAAAGGTACTGTGAGGCATTAAATCTATCTAAAAAGCCCTTAGAAAAGCGTAGAGAGTGGTTAAATAAGCTAAGAGATGAACAACGAGTAGAACAACTAAAATACTGGTTAAAACTTATATGGCAAAACAAATCAACATGAAACCCAATCGTACCAAACTCTTATCAAAGATTTTAACTTATCTACGCCTGTTTGATTTTCAGGTATTGATAACTCTGTCAGTTTGTCTGTATTCACTTTATATATTGTGTTTACTCGCACATCATTGGGTTTAGAATAACCTATTACTAATAACACTTGTGTAGTAGGTTGCCTAGATAGCGCTTCTAATAAATACTTTTGCCCTGGCAACATTTGTCTTTCATCTGGGTGCTTCCATTCTACAAACAAAAAACTATCTTTTGTTCTACTCTTATTAGCCCGGTGATAACACATATCTAAATTAGATGCAGACCATTTAGCATTTTCTGGTATCAATCCCTCGAACTCACCAAAGTCAATGTGTTCGGCCTTAGGATTGCTCATAGGCATACAATCACTCCATTAGGTGTTACGCTACATATCTGAATACTACCATCTGGATTTAATATCGTTACAGTCTCATTTGCTTTAGCGTCTTGTATAAAAAACCATATTGCAAATGTAATAACCAATATCAATATATATTCTTTATCCATCTTTACTCTCCTCAAAAGTTATCTTGTTATCAGGATACATTCTATAAAACTTGTTTTTTATATCATGTACCACTTCTACTCTGATACTTCCATCACCCTCTTTAAAAAATTGAACAGTGAACCATTCCCCATCAATCGCCATTCTTCTTGTTATCATTCAATCTCCACAAAAACATGGTATTGCTTCTTCATCTTTATCAAACATATCTTGTTGAGACAAAGCAAACTCTTTTAGTTTTTCATAACTAGGTCTGTCTTTACGAAACCTAGCACCATCACCAAATGTTTTATTTGATGTTTGACATGATTTTTCTGCTTTAATCCACCAATCTGCTCTGCTTGGTTTCTCTTTAATTAAACTAACTATCTGATGAGTTGGTTTTAAAAAGCATAAATCACAATTTCCGTGCATTGTTACACCATTCATATTTGGTAAACCTAAATCAAAATCTTGTTCAGACCAAAACTTACTTATATCATGTTTAGTAATACCATCTACAAATAATGGAACTCTACTAATATCCATCTTAGCTGCTCGTCTTGGTTCATCTGCACGAATACCAATCCAATCCATATTTTCATTATGTTGCATACCTATAGATTTACAATACGCATCAATAACTCTAATTTTTAATCTTGCTGTACATATTCTAGCAACAGGGTTAGGTAAGTAACCTGTGGATTCATGTATCAGTTCCATAAATGGTTCACCATCACGAGAAGCAGTTTCAAAATTTACAACTTTAAATCTATCTTTAGTTTCTTCTGCCCACCGATATTCTAACCATGTTATTGGAACATTCCATTTATCTTCACAATCTTTAACAAACTGTAATGTAGCCTCTTCTTCTTTGCCTGTGTTTGCAAACACTACAATAGAACCATCAGGCAATCCATTATTAGATTGTAATACTCTCCATAATAAATAAGCAGATGTACGACCACCACTAAAGCTAATTACTGTGGGTTCTTTGATTTTAAATGGGTCTTGCATATTCCATGTCCCTCAAAATTTCTACCACACCACCATTTTTGAGCATCATAGGTGTTAGCTTTTTGTTTACACAAATGGCACACTTGACCAAAAGTTTTAATCTTCGTCATGCAGTGGGTCTTCTATCCACTCATCTGGCGCAACTATAGATGCCTTTTCTTTAGCTTCTTGTACTTCTAATTTCTTATCAGTCTCTACTAAATAAGTAATCATCTTTTTTATATCACTACGTTTAGCAATAACACCTGGTTCTTTTTTACCATATCGCACTATGTATTTAATAACATTGCCAATGTTGATAGCTTCACCACCTTGAAGATGGCCAGTGAGGTTATCTTGTAACCACTGCAATTCTAAACCACGTTCTTCATCAATTACATAATACTTTGGATACTTTGTAATTTCTTCACTCATAACTGCTCCTCAATAATTATCATGCCTTTTTCAAAAACACAAGACACACCTTTTACTTTGATATACACAGTTCCATCATCACCTAACCTATGTATTAAATTACCCTTGTGACACAATATTTCTTTTGATTCTATTGGTTGAGATACATAATAATATAAACCTATGCAAATTGCTAATAAAAGTATAGCTAATCCAATTAAATATCTCATGGTTTTACGTACCATAAACTAATCCTCCGTTGTTACGATGCCATTGCAGTAAGAGTATAATTATACTTGTAATACACGTATTACAAATATAAATGAAAGGAGACATAATTATGTGGACAACACCTGCTGCAACTGAAATGCGTTTTGGTTTTGAAATAACAATGTACGTATGCAATAAGTAATTAATAGGGAGGCTCATCGTCTCCCCATTAATCTTTTAAACATACAAGTATTTTTCTTTACCCATTCAACATTAAGTTGAACACATATTAAACCTTCTTGATGAGGTTTTCTTCTTCCACCTAATTTACGACCTGATTTAGGTAACCATTTTAGGTTCTTTTCCTCAACAAACCTTATTGTTTTACCAAGGAGCATCATCACCTTCTAGTGCCGGAGTTGGTTCTTGTTGTCTTTCACGCTTTTCAGATATAGTACCGCTCATAAACTTAGAACCATCTTTTTTAGATTCTCTAATCCATGCGCCTAACTGCTTTTCTGTACCATCTTCTAGCACTAAAGTTCCTGTGTAATCAGGTCGTTTATCGTTACCTTGTTTATCATTCTTAAATAACACGAATGTATTTTTGTTATCATATTCTGCCATAATTATTCCTTATTTAATTCTCTTAGTATATTAACGATATCGTCTACCTCATCTAAAAAGATAGACACTTCTTCTTCAAGCATTTCTATATACTCATTATCACGTTCTACTGCAACGTACATGAGTTGTAGCTTAGGCTCAAAGTTTGGATTGTAAGAAACGAAGTTAGCATAGTCTGCACTAGTACAAGCAATCTGCCACTGCACTTGGCTTATATATCGACTAGGTAACTTACGTTCTAACAAATTTGTAGTATGCGTAGTTTCGATTGGACATTTAATCTCAAGCACACCATTATCAGGTAATAGGCCATCTGGACTAGCGCCTGCCATTTTAATTGCAGGATGGTCTATAAAGCCAACCTGTTCTACTTTAATATCACGAACAATCTCATATATCTCACGAGCAGTATCTTCTCTATCAATACCATCTTGCATAGCTTGATTAAAATAGGAATCTGTTTTTTGTCCGGTTAATCGTTCAGTAGCAAGTTGCATTTTGTAATTTCTGCGAACTGCTGCTTCCCCTGATTTTATTTTGGCAAGCACGTCAGATACTCTACTTGCAGTAACCTTACCTAAACGTGCCTTAAACCATTCATCTGTGCGTTGTTCCATTAGAATGGGTCTCCACCTTGTTGTTTAATAGCATTGGCTACTTCTTCTACACTAGCCACCGATGTATCTAGTCCTAATCCTAAGCAAGCTAATGCACGTCCCCAACATGAAGTCTCGCAGTTCTCTATATAGCTAGTCTTGTTAATAAAGGTAGAACCTTCTTTTTCATACGCATGACCAGTTGCTCGTATTTGACCATCAATAACAATAATTGCTTTCATAACAACTACGCCATCTTGATGTGAAACAATCTCACTCATAATAGAGCCATTAGGATACATTTCTCTAAATGCTTTTAATCGTTCATTCACCTCAACATATTCTTTGCCTTTAATATTTACAGTTCTTAACTTTGGTGCTTTTTTAGCTTCCATTTGTTGTTCCTCTTGTTGTAGTTTAGCTAAAGCTGCATCATTGTCTGCACGCAACTCCTCTGTCATATCTTGTATTTCATTAATTAGATTATCCATGTTACAACTCCTACACCGATAATTAATAAAACAAATATTACTTTATCCATTCTATCTTTACGTTTATCTTCTCTGATTGATTCTGACCAGTGATTAAATTCTCTCATAACTATACTCCCAATAAATAATTAATGTATGTCTCTGCATCTGATTCGGTACTAAATGATTCAAGATACATTTTGTTTTCAAAGACCATATAAACATCTTCATCCTGGTCATACTCAATATCATAGTTTGCACGAGGTAATGATTTTAAATAACCATCGTAATCTTGTAACCAACTATCGTATGTTTGTGCCATTTATTTCTCCCTAATTAATTAACACAATATTCATTTTATATATAAAAAATATAAAGTCAAGCATATTGACATAAATATTTTAATAAATTATAGTGTTGCATAAGGAGGTCAATTATGACATTTAATGAAGCAATTAAATTATTTAAGAATAGGCGTGAAATGGCTGAAGCATTGGGCGTTACACGACAAGCTATTAGTTTATATAGTATGAAACCAGAGAAAGATTTACCAAACTATAGGGTATTACAAATTGAGCATTACTTTGGAAATAAGAAGATTTAGTCATATCGTAATAGATAAAGATGGATTTGCATTGCGTAAATTTACAACTTATGCAGATGCAAAATGGTTTGTCAGTAACAAGCCTGAATACATGGTAAAGAAGATTAACTTTAATTTAGATGAATACGAGGAGTGCTTATTTTGAGAGTAAGAAATTGGGATAAATTCCAACCAACAATGAAAGATAGAAACGTGATTTGGATAAAAATATATAGACAGATATTAGAAGATTATGAGTGGCATAATTTATCTTCTGATAGCAAAGCAACGTTATTAGAGCTACTTTTATTAGCATCTGAAAACAATGGCCAACTACCTGAAGTCCACAAGATAGCCTTTAGATTAAGGAAGACAGAGGATTTCATTAACGAGCAAATCGGTCTGTTATCACATTGGTTACAACTTGATAACAACTTGATAACAACTTGTGAACAAGATGTTGCCCTAGAGAAGAGTAGAGAAGAGAAGAGTAAAACATATGTTCGTTTTGATGAGTTTTGGAATACATTATTACCTAAACGTAGAGTCAATAGAAAAGGTTGTATAGAGAAATGGAAAAATCATAACCTAGATACTGAAGCTGATAATATACTGTCATGGTTAAAACAAATGAATATGACTAAAGAATGGAAAGAAGGATTTAATCCATCACCTGAAGTTATAATCAATCAACGTAGGTGGGAAGATGGTATTACTAAACCTACAATAAAAGGGAGAGTATTGTGAGTGAGATGACAACAGGTGAAGTATTAGAACAGTTAATTGTTACTAAAGAACAAGTCGATGAAGCTACAGGTAAGATTATTCCTGAAGACTTCAAGATTAAATCAGCACAAGGTTATTACGACCAACTGCAAAAGTATTACGCATCAGAAAAAGGCGCAGGTTATAGTTTACCCTGGGCAAAGACAGATGGACATTTTGCAATCAGAATGGGTGAATTAACTATACTGCAAGGTGTATCAGGCCATGGTAAGTCGATGATGCTATCACAAATATTTTTATACTTGATGCACTACACTAAAGTCTTGATAGCGTCTATGGAGATGAAACCGGTATTAACGCTGGATAGAATGATTACCCAACGACTAGGCAGCAATCAACCCACACAAGATTATATAAGACAGTTCTGTAAAGACTATAACGAAAAGCTATACATTTACGACCAACAAGGTGTTACAACTGAAGATGATATGTTTGCGACACTGCTTTATGGTCGTGAGATATTAGATATAAACGTCTTTTGTATTGACTCATTGATGAAGATAGGTAACATCTCTGAAGACGATTACAATGGACAAAAACGATTTGTAGACAAACTAGCAACCTTTTGTCGTGATTTAAATATCCATGTATTTTTAATATGCCATACTCGTAAGATGTCAGACGAATATCAAAAGCCTGATGCTACAAACATTTTAGGTAGTAGTCATATTAGAAACCTTGCTGACAATGTTTTATTGTGTTGGCGCAATCGTGAAATAGAGGATTTAAAGTTTTCAGGTAATTGTCCACCTGATAGAGAGAACGAACCCACTGCTTACTTCAGTGTACAGAAACAACGTAACCATACATTTGAAGGAACATTTGGTTTGTGGTTTGATGAAAAGTCATTAACTTATAAGGAGAGACCATGATGGACTTAAACAAGTTTGTAGAAAAGATGATGAAAGAGTTTGATGTAAAGTCGTATCGCATCAAAAACAAAGAAGGCGCAATTATTAAGTTTGTGAAAAACGGAGTTAATATGGAGGTGGAATATGAAGCTAAAAAAAACACTGCACGTGACTAGTGGTGGTAACTATGTTGAAGTTACATTAGCGATGGTGACATCTTTAGATGAAGGTGTATATGACATAATTATTATGGATAAAGAAAGTGCTAGAAGCCATGACCAAAATAGTTTATTATGGGGAGTTATATACAAAGGCATATCAGATACTACAGGTTATACCCAAGAACAGTTGCACGATATGTTACGTATGAAGTTTGATTTAAAAGATGAAGAAGGTAATTTGTTATCTACGGCTACATTAACTAAATCAGAATTTAATGATTACTTAGATAAGATTATAAATTGGTGTAAATCTTTAGGAATAGGATTTGAAAAAGAGCGAGCAACAGTGGATTGATAAGCTAGTGGAGTTTGGTTGCGTAGTCTGCCGTAAATACTATGATGCCAACACTCCACCTTGCATACACCATATCCGAGAAGGATTAGGTAAAAGCCAACGTAACAGTTGGGATAATTGTTTACCATTATGTCACGAGCATCACCAAGGCAATGATGGGTTTCATTCAGGGAAGCAGACCTGGATAGAAAAGTATGGCACAGAATACGAACTGCTAGATTGGATAAAAGAGCGTGTTTGAATATGTACTTGTAGTTTATATGCAGATGGATAGTCCACAATATATAGGACACTTTACAAGCTGTGCGGCAGCTAATGAGTATGTTAAAGAGCATTACAAAGATGCACCTTATACGACTTGTTTGTTTAAGGATTATATTAACTTACCAAAAGATTTAATTAAGAAAGAGATAAAATGAATGTATTAAGTTTATTTGATGGGATGTCATGCGGCCAGATAGCTTTAAACCAATTAGGAATTAAAGTAGATAACTATTATGCAGCCGAAATAGATAAATATGCTATCGAGATTGCTAAAAAGAATTACCCAAACACAATACATCTTGGTGATGTAGCAAAAATTAAAGGTAGTGATTTACCACAAATAGATTTACTGATTGGCGGTAGTCCATGTCAAGGATTTAGTTTTGCAGGGAAACAATTAAACTTTAATGACCCACGCTCTGCATTGTTCTTTGAATATGTCAGACTGTTAAAAGAATGTAATCCTAAATACTTTCTACTAGAGAATGTAAGAATGAAACAAGAGTATGAAGATGTTATTACAAATTATCTTGGAGTAAGTCCTATAAAAATTAATAGTTCATTGGTATCTGCACAAAATCGTGTTCGTTTGTATTGGACTAATATACCAAATATTATACAACCAGAAGACAAAGGTATTAGATTAATAGATATTTTTGAGTTTGATGTTGATGAAAAAATATATGAAGCACCATATTACAAACGATATGATAAAGATGATGGATGTATAGGTTATATAGGAAAACAGCCAAAACAAGCAACTCGTGTATATTCTACAAATAATAAATCGCAATGTATTACTGCATTAGGTGGTGGTCAAGGTGGGAAAACTGGATTATATGAACTTCCAATATCTGGTGCAATACGAGGTAGACAAATTACACCTAACTCAAAAGAATATACACAAATGCTAGAATTAAGAGAAGACAATAAAACAAATACACTAACTACTGCAACAAAAGATAATGTTATTTTTCATAACAGTAAATGCAGAAAATTAACTCCTACTGAATGTGAAAAATTACAAACTGTACCTGATGGTTATACAGAAGGTGTATCTAATACACAAAGATATAAGATGTTAGGTAATGGTTGGACAGTGGAGGTTATTAAACACATATTTAAAAACATGGAGGCATAATGGGTAAAGGTAGTTCACCACGTCCTTTTACGGACAGAAAAACATTTGAAGAAAACTTCGATAAAATCTTTAAAAAGAAAAATGAAGACAAACCTAAATCAACAGACCAGAAAAAGACTAA